ATCGATTGATCCAATCCAGCAGCTTCAGCAATATCGCTAAGTGACACTAGGTTGGTTTCTGTTTCTATCTGTGGTATAGTCACGACACTATCTTGATTGTCTGTCATAAGTTTTATAGTTCATTGGCGAAGGAACTGTACTCGCATAACCGATGCGGACGGATTAAATATAAACTAAAAATTCCAATTAGGTTAACCATTTGTCAAATGGATACTAATATGCAATTCAAGTTGCAGCTACTTGCCGTCAATAAACCTATACCAAATTCTACGCGAAAGGATTTTGTGCGTCTCGTTATACCCTGAACCTTTGTACATTTCTAATTTCCCTTCATTGAGATTTTTATTAATCAATCTATACGCACGGGTAGTTCCAAGATTGCATTCTTCCATTAACTCGGTAGTAGTGAACCACCCATCCCCCAATGGTTCATTACCTTTCTCAAGAGACATTTTGTCTAGAGTCTTTGCCCAGTTTATCTTTTTTGGTTTTGCCATAAAAATCTACCATCAAATTTTCTTACTGGATAACATGCCCAGCTTTTATTGGAATAATATCCATAAACCCAGCCAGCCTCATGAGCTAATCGATTAACTTTTGCCCTATTCCAATCCATTGCACAAGTGGCAAGGCAGCCAGCGGAATACCCAGCACCTCCACCTCGTCTAGGAATTGATGCAAATTGAATTGAATGTATGTGACCATGAACGACAAGACCACCCTCCTGTGCAAAGGTCTCTGCATGCCTCTTTGTTGCAGTCACACCATGATAAAACCCATGCACAAAGTTTATTTTACCTAATGATAAAACCCCCTTATCAACATCGTAGGGGAATATTTTACACTTAAGATTTCTGCACTTTCGCTCAATGTCCTTAATCCCCATCCGTGCAGTGTCCCTAATTATTCCAATAGAGTGCTTTTGTGCAGTCTGCCATAGCCTATCGTCATGGTTTCCAAGTAGGAAGTAGTTAGGCTCAAATGCATCAAGGAACTCCATACCAGCCTCGACATCAGCTTCCATAGAAGCATTTTTCTCAGCAGTATCAGCACTACGCATTAGTGGCGAGAAGTCAAAGAGGTCTCCCCCAAATATCCTAACATCAGGGTTAAAATCTTTGGTGAACTTTAATAATTCAGTTACTGCCTCGTGATCCTGTTTGTCACCATGCAAGTCGGAGCAATATACAAATGATTTCACTCTTCCTCGATTTCGACAACTGACATGTTCGCGATTAGCTCAAACCTTAAAGTGTCTAGAACCCCACAAACTTGTCGAACTGTGAACCCTTTACTTATCTCCTCTTGAACTATTTCATTTAACTGTTCTTGTAATTCGTCTTCCCAGTCTTCCATATTTTAAATTCCTCCATGCGAGCCTTAAGACTTGATATTGCATCAATTCGCCCTGATGCATGAGACAGTTGTTGTGTGCTTAATTTAGAGTCTGAGACCTCGTTTACCGCATCCAATAAATGGTTATCAATTATAGTGTCTAATGCTTGCCAAATTTTTGATCCTTCACCTTGGTCTCTAAACACATTACCAACTTCAGGCATGGACATTGGCTCAGGGTATTTTACTAGCTTAACTTTGCGTTTAAACATTAATACCCTCCTCCCATGACAGGCTTAACTCCGACTCTACCAGTCTTAGCATTTTCTAATTGAGATATTCCAAATTGTAAATACTTCATGCGGTTCTCTGCCAATTGCTTTACTAGCGGACTTTCTTGCATCTTCTTTTGAATTGCTTGCGAGCCTTGTAATATTTGATTTGCGGTTTGTTGCCTGAGCTGGAAGTTAACCCCTTCCTTTGGCTGAGGTTCGATCTCTGCAATAATTTTAACCCAAGCATCTTGCTCTTCATCTACCTCCTTTTGGGACGCAGAGTTTTTATCCATAACAATTCTCTCCGCAAGGGTTGGGTCAATTGTTTCTGCTGAGATTTGTACAAGTGCGTTTCGGTCTATTGATCCCATTGTATCAAATTGTGTCAATTGGGTCACTGCTTGTAATTTCTTTTCCATGAACTCAGGATTTAGCGTATCTACAGAAAACCTCAGGCTCAGGTCATATCTGCCCTGAATGTCATCAGGTTGTATCGCTATTTCTTGAGGGTCTCCTCCAGTTAATCTTGATACAAATTCAGGAGGTAAATATTGCTGGCATAAACATAAAGCTTGGCTTAATGCTTCCTTCCATGAGTCTAGCCAGCGATTGACTACACACTGACTATAGAGCATATCATCCTCTTGGTTTCCCGATCTACCAAAGTATGCTTCAGCGTCCATTATGGCAGCCTGTTCTGCCTCAATACTGCCCTGTGATATCGGAGGAGGTTGCAACCAGCCAATATCGTCAGGTCTAGTTATTGTTAGCTGCGAGGCTGGTGCAACAAGTAGATTCATTGCCCCTCGTCTAGCATTAACTAAAAGTGGAGGTATTACTGAAATCTGTGAGGCATCATTCCTGAGGTCTCTATGAACTTTTGATTCGTATTGATTCGTTGCTACAATTTCAGGGATTCCCCGTGAGTCAAATATTGATCGACTTAAACGCTCGCGATTGAATAAAACAAAAGGCATTTGATTATGACCATATTCCAGCATGGTATGCTTGCCGTAAGAGTCATTAACATTAGCAGAGAATGCAGTGCAATAAATTGCTGGCACTCCAGTGTCCTCATCAAAAACTTTTTGATAAGCGTAAAAAATTTCATACAAGTCATCGTAATCACTTTCACTTGTCCTTCCATCAATATTCCCCCCAAAGCTGGCTGGTGACCTATGGTCATATTGTGCAACACCTGATATGCTCTCTGTCTTCCTTACAACCTCATCGACAAAATCTTCATCAAATCCTTCAGTCAAAACTTTATCCCTAAGCTCAGTTTCAGTGAACCATTCCTTTCGTAAAATTAATCTTGCTCGATCAATTTCAGTTGTGTTTGAATCAATGAATATGTCTTCGTTTAAACGATGTGCTACAAATCTCGGTCTGTTCTCGTGAGAAGTTGGAGCTGGCAATTTGGTCTCACCAGTTTCTCTAAATTCTTTCAATCCCTTCTTTAGAACCTTATCCTTAACACCAGTAAACACCTGACGCATTATTAGCATTGCCTTCTCATCCATGTCAGGGTCTTGAAGGATGGATAAAATTTCTTGCATGGCATTTTCGTCACCACCCATTGACTGAACTAATATCGCAACCTCATCGACTGAGAAACGCTTCATTCTCATTATAGTCTCTTGCTGCCAGTATACTCCAAGTATAGCAATGGCTGGAGAACCTGAGAAAAGTTCTTGAGCTAAAATCTCGACCTCTCTACGCAACTCAGGCAGCATTTTTTGCTTTAAGAAATACTTAAGGGTATCTCTCCAATAGGCTGCCTTCTTAGTGTCAGATTGCTCCATCCCCACGACATCCATATTAGCACGAAAGAAACTCTCAATGCCTAAATGTACATGTCTATTTACAATCTTGTCAGCTAGTCTATTACGAGTGTCACTACTACCCTCCCAAGGGATAGGCTTGTTGCCAATGAACTCTTCGTGCTTCCTACCTGAGTCAGATTGCCCATCCCAGCGAGCATAGCGGACATCGTCAAAGTCTGACCTCCTACGAATGTTCCTACCAGCATCCTCTAGAATATCAGCAAGCTCAGAATGTAGCTGACTTATATCAGGCTCGTTTTTAAGCTTATTCCTATCTTCGTTGAACTCTCTCATGTCTCAACAAGTTCCTGAACACCTTTTAGGAATTTTTCAATTTGAGTTCTTAAGTAAAATGCTCTTGAGCCTTCGCGGTAATAGTAAGGTTTTATTATTCCTTCCTTAACCATATTAGACATTTCTTGCTCAGAAATACCTAACCCTTTTTTTACTTCACCCCTCCTTAAAAGGGCTTTTTTAGTTCCAAGTTGAGCCATTGTTAATATGACTCAACTTGGAGCTAATTAAGTCAAATCTTTTTTAATTTTGCTCTCACTACTAATTTGTCAACTGCCTTGCCTGTGCCATCCTTATCTTTATCAAGGAA